CATAGTTCTAGCTTCAAGCATCATAGCCTCAAGTTCTTTTGTAATGTCATACACTCGTTCAACTTTATAGTTGTACCAACTGCCTTGGTCATTACTTTCTGCAATGGTTTGAATATTCCATGCAGTACCATATAAAGGCATAGGCTTACCCGAAGGTAATCTAATACCATTCTTCAATGTATTCCATCTACGAGAGACTTTTAACTGTGTCTTTTTCATGTCAAGAATAGCAGGAGATCCTAACTTAGTCTCAGGATCCATAGCCATAACAACATGTTGATGAGTTCTGACAAGCTCGTTACCCGAAGGTAAGATCTCAGCTGCACCCTCTCTTGTTGTTAGTGTTATGTCCTTATCATTAGGTGCTAGTTCTTTTATAAAACCACCACCACTTGATCTAAGTGCAAACTCCAAGAACTTTTTCTCAAAGAAACAAGGCACAACGATTACACCTTCGTCTGCCTTATATACTTGTTGAGATACAGTATTAAAGATATCGCCTTGTTCAGCACCTTTAATATACAAACTATCTTGTTTATTTAATTGTGGAGACAATGCTTGTAGAATCCTAATAAAAGGTATCTGCATATCTTCTGTATTAAAGTTCTCTAGTCCTGCTCCTGCCTCTTCCTCTAATAAAGATGAAAGAGTAGAAGGTGCTACATCAGTAGCTTGTTTTTCCGCAACTGCATTTTTCATTATTTTGCTCCCTTTATTTTTGCACGATTGCCTACATAAATACCAAACAGATCAAAGTCTATTTCTTTACTATTCTCTATTCGGTTCTTCGCCCAAGTTCTTAATGTCATTGGATGTATATGAGTCTTCTGTGCAGGTGCTAAACCTTGATTGCGTAAATCATCAACCACGGCTCCCGCTACATTGTCTTGACCCATACCAAAGCCGACAACAACTTCGTTCTTGATAATATCGCCTTCTCCAATAGAACGAATGAAACTAAATGCTTCTTCCTTTCTATCATCAGGAATTCTAGCTGATACAAATTTATCTATGGAAACTTTGTTGCCATCAACAGTAAGACTTTCAACACCGAGTTGTTCCATCAATGATGGAATGTCTTCCTCATCAACAGTTCTTTTTCTTTGTTGTAAATCTTTAAGATGTTTTTCAGCAAGATCGATCTCTGTATTAAGATCGATTGATTGCCTAATTAATGAAGAGAGTTTTGAAGTCTCTCCTTCGCTAACTTTATTAAATGCTTGAGGGTTAGCTGCCTCTTCTTCAAATAGTGAATACACATCACTCATCTTTCTCTCCTTCTTCGTTAAAGTTTATACCCTTCGGTATTGGTTCTAGGGTTTTAACCCCTAGCTTTTAAATTGTCAATAGATTTGTTTTCACTCTTTTTCCACAAAAATTCTTGCTTTGTGAGAAAAGATATTTGACCACCTATTGACCTGTCATTGTCTTCCGACAATTCTTTTAACATATTCCATGTCTTAATTGGAACTGCTACTGATTTCCATTTATCTGGATCCATTATTTTCTCCCTTTTCTTAGTTATGCCTATTATTTTCCATATTGTCAAATATTTTCTTACTTTCTTCCATACTTTTTTTCAAGGAATATTCCCAAGATCTTTTTATTAAATTTCTATCCCTTTCAAATGTATTGATATGAATTTTTTTAGTTACACCAGGTAAACAACCCACAGGTAAAAATTGAATATTCCTCTGTGGTAATGATACCAAGGCTAAAATATCACAATCATCTTTAGTATATGCCCTTTTTGGTTTACCTTTTGATGTTGAAAAACAATAGCAATTTTTCTTATCAACAAAGGTAGCTGTCTTTACTTCTATTCTTTGAGCCACAAAAACACCATCTCCTTTTACGGCAACAACATCTGTACCATCTTGCTTTATCAAATCACATTCAACACCTAACATTGTGAGTTCAAATGCTGTGAAAAGTTCTCCTGCTGTGCCCCTAATGTCTTACCTGCTAAAGTAATTTTTGATTGTAAAACTTTTACAATATGTACGTCAATACTATCAGGAACAACTAAGTCCACATACAAGACATTATTTTTCTGTCCTATTCTATGGCATCTGTCCTCTGATTGTATTCGAGTTTCAAGATTAAAATCGTTTGAATAATAAATAACATTCGTGGCTGCAGTAAGTGTCAAACCTCTTCCCGCAGTTTGTGCATTACCCACAAAGAATCTTGTATCCTCATCATTTTGAAATCTATCAATAGCTTTGTCTCTGTCTTCTTGTGAGGTGTCTCCATAATATGTGACCACGCAACCCGATCCATAGGATTTATCCAAAGCTTTTTTGATCTTCTTTATATCATGGCGAAATCTAGACCATATAATAACCTTACCATCCATTTCTTGTATCGTATCAAGCATGGCATCTATTCTATGATTTGCTATCTCAACAGTTTCTCCATCGTCTGTTACAAGATAACCACACAAAAGTTGTTGTAATCTAAGTAAACGAGTCATGACTTCGGGTGCTGACACTAAATCTCCACCATCAAGAAAAGCCACGGCACTATCTTTCATACTATTGTAATGTTTGATTTGATCTGATGTTAAATTAACTTGTCTAGTTGTATAAATTTTTTCGGGTAAATCCAATGCTTGTTCTTTGGTAACTCGATATGAAAATCTATGTAGTTTATCTGTTAGCTCTTCTAAATTTCTAAAACCAACAATCTGTTGAAAACTATGATTGCCTATTCTTGTTTGTCTGATCACGGCATATCTTCCTTGAAAAGACCAATAGCTATCAAACCCTAATAGATCTTTATCAAGAAAATAACATTGTGAATATAAATCCATAGGAGATTGTGTGATCGGAGAACCTGTCAGTATTCTCTTATACTTAGCAGATTGTCCTAACTTCAATATTGCTTTTGTTCTTTTAGCTTTTATGTTTTTGATAGTTGTTGATTCATCTACTGCTAACATAAAATTACTTCTATGTATGAATGCTTCTAAATATTTTAAAACTTTTGCCGTTGCAAAGGCTTCAACATTAACTAATAAAATTCTTAACTTGTCCCTGGTTTTTACACCCTCTTCGAGTATCGCTTTCTCAGTTTTATTTGCACTCGCTTTCCATACATAAACATTTCTTGGCACATCATCAGGTAAGTGAGTTGGAATCTCCGAGTTCTTCCAATTCATGTACACACCTTTTGGTGCTACAATTATTACAGTATCTATGTGATTGTTTTCGTAGAGCCAAGTCGTATTATCTATTAATACTTTTGATTTGCCACACCCCATCTCCATGAAGTAGGCATAGTTATCCCTAGCAAAACTTTTGAATAGAGCCTCTTTTTGATGCTCGTATGGTTTTGTTTTATATTTAAATGGCATTTATTTCCCCTCATTTTACACCTCATCTACCCAAGCTAATGTTGAACTCGCTGATGAGTGTTCTTTTATTTTTCCTCTATATGGCTCTTCGGGTTTAACTGCATCAGGATGATCTGTCCCGCTCCAATCTGATTCGGGTAGTTCACTTTCTTCTTCTGTAGTTAAAAAAGGTCCCCAATAGCCACCAATGCCCTCAAGACAATTCCGTTTCTCTCTTTTCCATTCTTCAAGTCTTGCTATCTGAAGGATCTTCTTGATCGGTGTCCCAATCTGGTTCGAAATGGATTGTGTATCGTGACCTAAACTCCACATCCTTCTTGCCACGGCTACGGCTAGATGTGGGTGGTTTGGGAAAACGGATGACGTTATCTCCACCGACAATGTGTATGTCTTTTTTTCCATTCTTTTTATTCATCGTTCTCCTCCTCCTCGAGTCCATACATGATTCCAAATTTTGCAGACTCGAGATGCCAAAGCACCTCGGCTGGATCTTTCATTGTGGTTATCATTTGAACCGTTTTATCTTTTTTAGTAGTCCCAAGAATAATAATCTGTTCAAATTGATTTGCAGCCAACTTACACACTGTAGGTACAGGTTCAACTGTTCTCTTCATTTTTTTATAAGGGAATTGTATTACATTGTCACTCATTTTAATTGTGACCCCTGACAACAATCGTCCACAACACTATGGCACAAAACACATTGCTCATGACCATGTATATTAACAGTCTGTAGTGTGCCTTGACATCTCGGGCATCTAGGTAAGCAATGCGTTTTGACTTCTTCTTTTTCATATACAAACTGTTCTCCTCCTCTTTCATATTCCCAATCTTCTCCTAATTCCATTTCTTTATTCATCTTTTATCTCCGATCTAATTGAATGTGTGTGTCCATTGTATTTCATTTCGGTGTATTTAGAAGCTAATTTTCTTGACTCTTGTGCTTCTTTTTCCATACCTGCTGACGCAAACACGATAGCTTCTTCTTCAAATTTTCTGATTATTCTGTCTATAAGCCTCATAGTCTTTCTCCTTAACTATGTTGTAATCTGAATCAACAAACACATAACCAAGATTTTTCCAAGAGTTTTTGTTTTCTTCTTTTTTCAAGGCTCTAGCTATCGCTTGTTTTTCTGTTGTTGCCTCAACTTTTATTATTCTTTTTATGTTTGTGTAAACCTCTATATAATGTGATTCTGCATTCTTATAGTTTATATACTGAGTATCGTATTTTTTATTTGTTGCCTCTTTCAACATTTTTAGTGTGCTTGGTTTCACTTCTGTCCTCCTTATTGTTCTTTCGCATTTATATTTTAGTTGATACGGATAAGGCACAATGGTTGTTAACATCTTTGCGATTTCATGTATTCTATCCATACATTTCTCTTCAGTTATGTAACCATTCGGAGCTTCTGTGTCATGTAATTCAATACATCTCTGCTCGTCTGCCGATCCAAGAACCAAAGAGCAAACCAAAACCATAGCCTTAAACATTTCTATCCTTTCAAGATTCTCCTCCAATGTCTTAGTAAAACATCAGAATAGTAAGGATGTCCGTCTTTTTCGTACTCCTTACAAACATCATTGATAACTCTCTCAATTTTACACACGGCTTGATTCCAAGTTATGTCTTCTCTAAAAATAGGCTCGTGTTCTAGTTGAGTTTCTTCTAAGTGAATTTGTTCCATTACACTCTCCTTTTCTTTCATTATTACATAATCTCCCATAAAAGTATATATGGTGGATTTTCGTAGATTTTGTCATTGTTAATTACAGGATTTAACATTCCCCTTAATAAGCCATGTGAACAATAATAAATTGTTTTGAAACTGTGGGCATGATTTATCAAGACATCTACAACATTGAAGAAACGATATTCCACCATCGCACTCTATATGGAGGCATCCCAACCACAAAACTATAAAGACCTTTCTATTGCATTTGCTATTATCATGGCATTGTGAGGAACTATGGCATTGCCTAGTCCTTTAATTCTGTCCACCCTTTTGGGTAACCCATCAACCACTCTGTCCACACAGGGTTCAACTTGCCAGATGGTTTCTGGGGGTCTTTCACTTTGGCACACAGGTATGACCGATTGTCCATGTGAATCTGACTCTTGCTCCCAACTGCTCCACAATCTTTGTATTCGGATGCTCGGGGTGTCGGGAATGTTTCCATGTGATTCACGGCATCCCTCAACTTCACTCCCCACCGAACTCCGTCCTTGTTCTTCCTCGAGAATCTTCCGTTGTTGATCTCCACATTCGATGCCATTCCTCCCTCCACATCCGATGCTCTCGGAGTTGGGTACAACTTTATCGTGTTCGGATCTACTTGCTCCCTTAGATTGCTTGGACGTTTTCTTCCCTTTCTGTGTCCGTTCTGTAGTTTCTTCGTTGCCTCCTCCGATCTCGGTGGAAGATGATCCATCGTGTTCGGGGTCGCCCAAGTCTCTACCGATGATCCACACTCTGTCCCTTTTGTGTAAAGCTCCGATTGAACTAGACGGAAACACAAACGTCCTCGTTGCGTAATTATTGGCTTCCATTTGAAAGAGAACCTCGTCAAGTCCCATTGAGAAGTGTCCATAAACATTTTCGTAAACTGTCCAAGAGGGTCTGACTTGTTCAACAATTCTTTGGATGTACGGATAGATGTGGCGAGGGTCTTCTTCGCCTCCCCTATGACCTGCGACTGAGAACGGCTGACATGGGTAGCCACTTGTGAGGATGAAGGGTTTTCCTTGAATAAATCTTCTTGGTTCATTTGCAATCTCCTTAACGTCATTTGCTATTGGTACATTCGGAAAGTTCTTGGCTATTACTTTTCTACACCACTCTTCATTATCACAGAAGAGAGTAGGAGTAGTATTTAAACTACTCCACGAGAAACCTAGTGCAAAGCCACCGATCCCCGAACAAAGGTCTATGTGATCTCGGTTCATTTAATCCCCCATTCTTCTGTCATGAAGTGCTGACGTAGGTTTTCTTACCACTCGACCATATTCTATTTCTTTTAAAGCACGAGGGTCATCTTCAAATCTCTCGTCTTCTCCCAACTCTTGTGGAGTTTTTTTGGCATTTGCTTTTTGAAGATCTCTCTGAAGATCAACTATAGAGTTTCTATACCTATAGCCTTTTGATCTGCCTTTTATTTTACTGTAGCTTGTTGTCATAGTTCTGCCTCAAAGCTACAATATCCATCGTCCTCGATACATCTATCTATTTGTTTACCTAGATAAAATCTAGCATACCATTCTAAAAGTTCTCGAACTTTAGCCGTGCATAGTACGGGATATTTTGGGTTGTGCTTTAGTAAATACTCTAAAAGCATTTCATCATTGTATCCCTTATCTCCATCAGTTTTGAAGAAAGTATCCATTTGCTTTTTGTATTTACCTAATCGCTTTTTACATTCTTTAAGTCCCTCTTTAACTTTAGGTCTATCTTCTTTTCCAAACCCATAGCTAACATGAGTTGCCTCTCCTTGCACTCCAAAGAAGTCTGCATCTGTTGAACTTTGGACACCGAACCAAAACTTGCCCTCGATATCTCCGTGATAATATCTACCCATTTTTTACCTCCTTATCTAAATACATATTATATTTCATCAACTCGTGTTGAAGTTTTACTGTTTGAAAAGATAAATCTCTGCACATTTTCTTTTTCAAAGAAATATCTTTTGCTCTGGTCATTCCTCTTTTCATGGAATTAAGATCATATAGAACTTTATTTAAGTTATACATTTATACCTCCAATTTATTAATATCATCTATTTGTTTAGAATATAGATCTACACCAAAGTCATAACCTAAGTTGTAATAGTGGTGAGATTGATTTTCATCTCTCATGCCGTGCATTAATCCGTCTACTACACCATCTTTAAATTTTTCTATAACTTTAGTTTCTTTAATTTGCTTTTCTAATTCAATTAAGTTCATTTACTCCTCCTTAATTATTTTATCGCTATACCTAGAGAACCACATGAAGTCATACAGTTCTCTATTCTTTTCTTCACATTTGTAACAAAAATAGAAGTCTTCGATTGTGTTAACCATGTCGCTAGGATCATGGAGTTCTCCACAACTCTCACAAGCATTCATCTTCTTTGCCTTAACTTTAATATGTTAGTGTTTACCCTCGATAATTGTTGATAAAGTCTATTATACTTTATAAACCATTTTCTAACATGAGGATCTGAAGATTTCTCAACTTTATAGAATGGTAACTTACCATTAATATTTAAAGTTACCTGTGAAAAATCGTCATTACCTGTTTCCATGTCTTCTATACCATTGGTCAAAGCATCAATTAATAAATCTAACTCTTGTGGTTTTAAGGTTAAATTTATTTCTTTTACCTCTGCATTCACACTAGCCATTATGCACACTCCTTGAATAATTTAAGGGCATCATCAAATGGTAGAAAGTTTAAACACTTTTCATTTGGGTGTTTCTTTTCAAAGAAATGTTTGAATGCCGTGTCTGTATCATTGGATTTTTTCTTGTATCCCATGAGTTGACCATTTTCTACAAAAAGATATTGCTTTTTCAAATCTCTCTTTAATGTTTTGGTATCAAGCCATTTGTACAATTCATTGTGGCAATGATGCTCCAAATCAATGTCATAGGTACAAGTTTCTTCTTTACCATCTGCCATGAACTTGAAACTTTCTTGACCAAAAGTTTTGACACACCATTCATTTGCTTTTTGAACAATGCCCTCTCTTCCATCTCCAAAGTCGGGGTATGAATGTTGATAGTCCATGCCACCCCGACCATCATTGCTAATCTCAATGGCTTTCTTACCATTGATATATACTGTTGCATTGTAACAAGGTGTTTCTTCTGAACCCCTTGCATAGTGTGATATGTTCTTAACTTCTAAAGTTTTAATTTCCATTTTCATTTTCCTCCGAGCTATATATAATTTTATCAGTTCCATCTTTTTGCATCTCTGTTAGAAATACATCATCATAACCTTTGTTAAGCCAATTATGATAATCCATTTGTGCTAGGCTAAAAGATTTGTAGTAATTATCATTACCTCCAACCCAAACTATATATCTCCAACCATTTGCATAGTCTTTGCATTCATTTAATTTTTTATTGTGGTTGTCGTTATTCTCTTTTAACTCATCAATAAATTCTTCAAGATCTATTTTAGGAATAGACAAAAGATATTCATTCATGTCTGTGCTATACATCACTTCTGCCTCACGAACCATCTCCTCTAGTCTAGCTACTACATAGTCAACGTCTACTCGTAACTTGGTTTTTGGTTCAAGGTACATGGACTTTAGTTTGTTATTTAGTTCTTCTATCATTATTCTACCTCCTCAAAAGTTACTGTTATTTCAGTTTGATTATCTGCATTTAAAATAGTTTCTAAATTAATCTGTTGTAGATTATGTTTTTCTAAATAGTAGAAAACAACATCATTGTTTTCGTCATGGTTCTTTAAAATTTCTATTAAGTCTTTAACTTTCATTTGATGATACAAATTCAATACTACCTCCATTTAAAATTAATACTTCGTATAAGAATTCTACCATAGAATCCCATAAGTAGTCAACTAAAAACATTTATACATAGTGTTCTCCTCATATTTTTTTAAAATTATTTTTTTTTGAAATTTAGGTGTAGAAAGTGTAGAAAGTGTAGAAAAGGTATTCAAACCCTTATCAGCTATAGGGTTATTGGTTACACTTTGGTTACACTTTCTACACTTCAACTGTACCATAAATGAGGTCAAGACATATTTTTGCGTTTTTATATTGAAAAAATATGGTAGAAACCCTATAGTTTTTTTATTATGCCAAAAGAAAAATTTCTTACTAATCGTCAAAAAGAATTTTGTAAACTCGTTTGTGAGGGTATCTACAGTAATGCTGAATGTGCTAGGAAGGCAGGATATTCTCATAGCCAAGCTAACAAAACTGCAAGTTTGCTTTTGAATGGTAGGGATTTTCCACTTGTTACTGAACATCTAAAAGAACTCCGTGAAGAAAGAGAAAGAAGGTATGGAGTAACTCTTATTGGTCAACTCAAAAGATTTGCTGAATTGAGTAAAGGTGCAGAAGAAAAAGGGCAGTTCTCGGCATCTGTTAATGCTGAAAAAATAAGGTCTGCACTTGGAGGTCTTACTATTGATAGGCGAGAAACTACGCATCAAATCGATCAACTTAGTAGAGATGAAATAGTAGCAAGGCTTTC